GTGAATATGACTTTACTTTTGAGAGTGGTAAAAAATATCACAAAGTTATCATGAGCATTGACAATGGTGGCAGACTGCCCAACTCTCGTAGTGTGCATTGCTTCATTGACAAGAAGACTGGTGAAGTCTACAAGTCTGCATCTTGGAAGTCTCCTGCTAAAGGTGTACGTTTCGACCTGCGTAATATCAAGCAACGTGAATGGTTGTTTGCACATGCAGACTGGGCAGGTGGTTATCTCTACTATCGCTGATCATGACTTCTAAAGATAAACTCATCTTTATTTCTTCATTCATTTGGTTTTTGCACTGGGGGCAATGTCTTACATTCAACATTCTGGATACGGTTATCGCAAAGTCCTCTGTGAGAATGTTACCTCTTGGTTTATGAATAAGTTTCTGTCCCGACACAAAGTTGGAGTGGAAATCTTACATCGAGGACTAAATCGAGAAGGTGTTTATGGGTATTGTGATTTCGTGGATGATAATTCTAGGCGTCCACGACACTTTTTGATTGAATTGAATACTCACCTGGACGAGGAGTTGTATGTAAAAACTCTTTTGCATGAATTGACTCATCTTCGCCAATGGGTGATGGGTTCACTGCAACTTCGTCGTGGAAAAATGTGTTATTGTAAAGAACCAGTCGAAAAGTACGACTATTGGCATCAACCACACGAAATTGAAGCAAGAGAACAAGAAGAAACACTTTATGAACAATACCTGCAAGAAGTGTGTGGGGTTCGTATCAACAATTCCTTTGTGAGAACAGTCTCCAGGCACCTGTTGTGACAGTTGAAAAGGTGGCACAAGGTATGAGCACAGTGCTCAAAACCGTGTATTCTATAGAAGTTCAAGGGATTTCACCCATGACTGAGTTTCCCACACTACAATCCAAGGACGGCACAATGCTCGTAGGATTTTATCCTGTTCAGACGCCATTCGGTGACATTTCAGAAGAGTGGTGCCTACAAATCTTGTCTTGGAAAGGTATCGATCAGATCAGCAAAAAGTATCTGAATCGTGTTGAAAAGTCTCTCGCTATTCGTGACAGACTCGCACATGATTACATCCTGACTGGTGACAATCAAGATTTCCCCCAACTTGGCAATCCTTTCTACGGTGCAGTCTGATGCAATTCCAAGTGACTGCCATTGAGTATGATTTCACTGGCGCTGAGGATGAGATTACAGATGCTGAGATGAATGACATCATTGATGATACAATAGGACACATCTGGGAGGCAGATGATGAAGATGATCTCATTGAAGAGATCACTTCATGGACTGGTTGGTGTATTAAATCGATTGATTATCGTCATGTGTTGGTTTAATCAATGAAACGCAAATCTCTGACTTTTAAGAAACTCAATTCCATGAAAGTTCTCACACTTGTCTTCATTGTAGCACTGTTTCTTTCACCCTCTGTTCGATCATTGACTGCGAACACTTTACACACTGTTGCTGACATTATCCAACCCCAATGATTGAAACTGATTATCACATGGAAGATGTGACACCTGACTAAGTGGCACAGTAAATCTCCACGGCACCCAGATTCGTGTATTCTATAGAAGTTCAAGGGATTTCACCCATGACTGACACACACATTCTCATCAATTTGGGGCGTCGTCATCACTTCAATGTGCTTGATGTTGAGATTATCAAAGAGACTGAAAAAGCAATTCAGTTTCGATCAGTATTCAACACACATCATACACTTTGGATGCCAAAGAAAGCACTTCGTGAATGTAACGAAGTTCCTGGTTTGTTTAATCTTCAATCATGGTTCCGATTTGATGAATGGGGTGCTAAGTTTCTTGGGCACAACATGCGTCACACAATGTCAACAACCTGGATTCGTTGAGGTTATCATGAACACTGCATTTGTCACACCAAAGAGTAAGAAAGCACGCAACAGATTCTGTAATCTAATGGAATCAGAATCTGAGTGTATTGTTGAACAAAACAAAGGCAATCGTGTCTTTCTTCGTTCACTCAATGGCAAAAACTTTTTCTGGGTAAATCTACACAACGATTCTGATTGGGAGGTTGAGTTCTAATGAACACTTCTACAATTTCACTCACTTTTGATAAAACATCTGTCAATCCTGTGATGTTGGAGCAAGCACTTTATCAGTTGTTTGATCTTCTGAAGATTGAGATTTTAGAAAGTGAAGTCACCAATGTCACACCAGAAGAAAATGCACAAGTATTTGGTGGTTGAAATGACACAAACACAACTGCTTCGTTGTATTGAACAACAACTGGACAATTTACAATCAATCAATCAAATGTGTTTTGATTATTGGATGAGTGAATTGTGTGATGAGAATGATGAACTGATTGCAGAAAAGTGTAGTGCTGATGTTCTCTCTCAGATTGAACGAGATGTGTATGATTAACTGAAGTAATTTGTCCTGAGTTATGACATTAAACTGATTCATCTGTTCTCTACTTTTTCTTTTCTGATTATGACCCGTTCGATGATTCTTGCACTTCTTGCACAAGGTAACACTGGCAATGAGATTCTGCAGATTCTTGATACCATCGTGGAGGAAGTGAAAGGTTAATGAATAAGGAGGAGTATCACAACTCCTCCTTTTTAGTTGATACCATGTGCCAATAAATGTAGTGGCACAATCAATGAGCACAGTGCTTAAAATCGTGTATTCTATAAAAGTCGAAAACAACACAACCGACATGTTTGCTGTTCTTCCCACTTCCACTGATTTCTGCAAAGATGATGCAGAATGGTACACTGATTTGGAACATGCTTATGATGTAGCATTTGACTGGAGCGTAGATCTTCATGGAGATCGTGTTAATGTCTATGAAGTTCGTGGTGGTAAGTTCATTAAACTGACTGAGGTGTTTGCATGAAGAACTATCGTATTCGAGTTGAAACCTACGACGGATGTGTGACTGTTTGGTATGAGAAATCAAAAGCAATTCGTGCTTGTGATTTTATCTCCAATCGTGTCTACAATCAACTCTGTGGATTAAACATTAAAGAGATTTCTGTGACTCCTTCCGTATGAACAACACCGACATTCTTTCCGTCCGTGAACAAATCCAAGAGGACATCGACTGTATCATCGAAGGTTTCTTTTATGATACTTGGGGCGATGAATACAACGAAGACAAGAACGAATTAGTTCGCGTCCTTTGTGATTCCGTCTGCAACAACTTCACTAAACTTCTGAACTGAATTAAAATAGTATGAAAACCCAACTCCAACAAGATTGCCTCTCCCTTGCAGAACAAATCGCTGATGAAATCAATGGTAATTTGTTCTATGTTCCTGATGAAGATGTAGATCAACTGTTATCTCAACTCACTGAAGATAATGTAGAAGAGATTGCATCTGAACTTGCGAACTTAGCGCATTGGTATAACTGAATCTTTCCTCTTAACTAACACTCAAACACTGAAACATCATGAACCGTCAAGAACTTCTGGAAGCATACGTTGATCGTTTGCTTGAGAACATGTCCACCAAAGATTTGATGCGTATTGTAGGCGATCAGATCGAAGAAAACCTCTCTGGTTATAGCGATGAGGAACTGATTGCAGAGGTTTCAGAATACTATCCCGAACTGATTGAGGAGACTAACTGATGTTCACGATTCGCTACTTCACACCGTATCAGCAACAGTGGAGAACACAAAGTTTCTCTACACTTGATGAAGCAAATCGAATGATAGATTTCTATCGTTCTTGTGGTTCACCTGCATCTCTAGTTTGATACACAAATGAGAACACATTGCATTGCATCAAACATTCAATCTAAACAGTATGAATGGTTCGTTTATGAAAACAATCGTCTCTGGAAGTATAATCAAACACCTTTATCTTTTACAGCAGTGGAGTTAGCAGGATGGTATGGTGAAAGGTATAGTGAAGAGGTGAATGTACCAGTGATTGATTAACATTTAACAAGGGGTGATTACAACCCCTTTTTTAATGCTTTTTGAGTGATTTATGATTAAAAATGTATTAAAATCAATTAAAAATGTATTATTAAATATAAACGTGCTTTTGTAATCATTCTCAATAAGTGTTAGTAATTGAGAATCAATTAGGTGTATTGTTGAGAATTAGGGGTGCATTTATAGTCAATTAAATGTATCTGGGAGTCGTTATCTTTGCGTGCATTGTATCATCACGCCGCCAAAATGTCAAGTCCCCCAGCGTCACAAAATCCCCACAATCCTGTCACAAAAATCCACCAACCGCACATAAATACTCTCCAGGACGTTGACAATAATTCCCAGGTATCTTAGACTATCCAAAGAACACCAAGGAGCGCACTTATGTCAGTTGCCTATTCACAAGCACAGAAAGTACGTTATAGAATCACCCTAGACATTTCTGCGTTTCCTGACTTCGATCCACACCAAATTGACTGGGAGAAGTTATTCAAACTGGAACCTGCAGAAAAGTGTGAAGCATACGTGGAAGACTTAAGTACACCTGATAGATGGTAAGTTGCGTCTGATTGTTTATACGATGTGCCACAAGTATTAGTGGCACAATAAAAGAGCACAGCACTCTAGATCTGGTATTCTACTCTTGTTGGTGAGGGATTCATCAACACAAACACCACCACACTTTCCTCCAATGCGTATCATCGAAGAACAGATGAACACTGCAATCAATGAGTGTATTGATTGGAAGAATAGCAACACTTCAGTGATGTATTCTCCCGAACGTAATGCTTCCTATGTGTATCTGCACGGCAATCACATTGCTACCATTGGTGATACCTTTGTTGAACTTTATACCTGTGGGTATTATACAAACACCACCAAGTCTCGCCTCAATGCTATACTTGCAGATCATGGAAATGGTGCCCGTGTTTATCAGAAACGTGGTGAGTGGTTTGTGAGTGATAGTGGCAACACAGTTCCGTTCACTGAAGGTATGGTGCTTAATTGATACGAACTGCGTGGGGCAGTTGTTGACACTCTGCCCCCGTATGTGCTATAATTCGTGTATGCGTGAATGGCAGTTATCCGGCGGTTGTTGATGGCGTTGGGGCGGGCGGTGCGTTATAAAAACCCCAAACTACCCTAACCTACAGAGGTGACAAATCGACAGCTCATTATCACACTCATAAAAAATTTCCGGAAGTATGATCAGTCTTAAAAACCCCGACAGAAAATCGCCCTATTGGACATTCTGGAAGGTTGTATTAGCAGGTTGGATAATTCGCCATCCACGCCCATTTTTTGCCGCACTAGGATTTTGTGCAGTATTGATATATAATGCAGTTACAAAATAAGTCTGAAAGAAAAAATTCCGGAGATATTTTTTTATGACTGCAACTGAAAAAGTTTATCACATTTATGCAAAGAATGAGTGTTTATTTCATTCACTGAAAGAAGAAGAATTCAAAATTACTTGGAGTGCATTGAATAAACTTGTGAATATCTTAGATACGCGCTATAATAGTGATGAATTATCTTATGAAGAATTGCTAGTCAACAAAGATACAATATTGAATTCTTCGCATTGACAAAAGCATATATAGACTGATAAAATTGATCTGAAAGGTTTATTTCTCTTATGGCAAAAGGATTTACTGTTAAAGCTGCTGCACCAAAGAAAACGGAAGCAGAGTGGGACTATGACGCAATTAAAGAACGAATGAAAGGAAAGACAATTGTATTCTGTCTTCCTGGTCGTGGATGTTCTTTTATCTTTCTGAAGAACTTTGTACAACTCTGTTTTGACATGGTTCAAAATGGAATGAGTATTCAAATCTCACAAGATTACTCATCAATGGTTAACTTTGCACGTTGTAAGGTACTAGGTGCAAATGTACTTCGTGGACCAAAGCAAGTACCTTGGGACGGTAAACTAGAGTATGATTATCAATTGTGGATTGATAGTGATATTGTGTTTACCACAGAAAAGTTCTGGCAATTGTGTGATGTGGCACTACCTGCAGATGAGGAAGAGCGTCCGATTAGTGCTGGATGGTATGCAACAGAAGATGGGCACACGACCTCAGTGGCACACTGGTTAGAAGAAGATGACTTTCGTAAGAATGGTGGAGTGATGAATCATGAAACTGTGGAATCGATCAGCAAGCGTCGCAAGCCATTTACTGTAGATTACACAGGTTTTGGATGGGTTCTGATTAAGAAGGGTGTCTTTGAGAATCTTGAGTATCCTTGGTTTGCTCCAAAGATGCAAGTCTTTGAATCTGGTGCAGTTCAGGATATGTGTGGTGAGGACGTTTCATTCTGTCTTGATGCAATTGACAAGGGTTTTAAGATCTGGTGCGATCCTCGCATTAGAGTTGGGCATGAGAAAACTCGTATTATTTGATGGAGGCACTCTAAATGGCTAAAGGACAGAATAGAGTTATATTTGAACCTGGAGCACCTAAGAAAACTCGTCAAGGGCGTTCTCCTCGAACTCTTCTCTCGGCAACTTCTCGTAATGGACGTAAAAAAAAGTATCGCGGACAGGGTAAATAGTTAAAAGATAAAACTTAACATATGCCTTGCTTAATCGCTAATCTACCTTCACAAGAAGTCTGGGTTCGTAAAGAGTATCTGACCGATCATCAAAGTGGTTGGGGTGAGTTTGTAAAAGGCGTCTGGGTATCTGCTAAGTCGATACCTGGACGTGCTTTTTATTTTGAGACATACTTACCAGAGTATGCTGCAATGTACGATAAACTGCCTATCAGTGCCTTTGTAGCACGTCCTGAGGCACCTGATCCTGATCTGAACCTACCTAATCTACAATTCTGGAATTGTATGGACTATGGAGTGGTCGCAGTTCAGAAACAATTTATCGGATCTATGGATTATGAGTGTTATACCCGCGACTTTGGACCTCAAAAAGGTACATATATCTGCACTTTAGACAACTATCATCAAGATCCAGATGTGATTGACTATGCAACAAGCGAAAATCCAGCAGAACATAAGTCACATAATCTGATTGAACTGCAAAACGGACAATTTGCACTTTATCCTAACAACAGAATTCGCATCTATGACAACAGCTTGACGCCTAAAGAACCAAAAACACCTGATTTTAAGGTCTCCACTCGTTATTATCAGGTTGAAAACAGTTATGAACGACTTGCAATGGGCAATGAAGATGAATATTTTTGGAAAACAGCACAAGAACGGGATAGCAACCCCGTAAAAAGTTCTGATTTTAACGAATCAGGAGCACAAAATGACCAAACAAGTCGATAAAGATGAAAATTTTATGAAAAATGAGTGGGGAACTCAATATTTGTCAGGTGAATATGGTTGGGAGACTAAAATTCAGAAACCAAAAATGCTTCGTGAGATCGCAAATGATGATTTGACGCCCAAAAAACACGATTTTTATCATCAAAATGAAATTCATGAAAGAATTCGCAATGATGAGGACTATGATGACTGGGAATATGGAACTGAACCTCTTTATGAATCTAAAAATCCTTAATAAATAAGATAGATTTATAATTTCTCATGCCTGTAGAACGGGTAAGTAAAAGGTTCAAGGATATTAGTGCGTCATTTCAGGTCAATCCGTTGACCTACGACCTTATTGCGATTAAAAATGAGACTGCGATTGCCCGTTCTGTTCGAAATCTTGTATTAACCGCTCAAGGTGAAAGATTTTTCAATCCAATTCTTGGTTCAAAAGTAAGTAAATTACTTTTTGAAAATGTAGATGAAATTACAGCATCTGCAATTAAAGAAGAAATTACAACAACAATTAATAACTTTGAACCAAGAGCGAATCTACTTTCAGTGGATGTTTCTCCAGATTATGATAATGGTGAATTTAATGTAACAGTTAAATATGAAATTGTTGGAATTGATGTATTACCTCAGCGATTATCATTTGCATTACAACCAACACGCTAATGACATTAGTAAATTTCGCTAATCTAGATTTCGATCAAATCAAGACTTCAATCAAGGATTACCTTAGATCGAATCCAAATTTTACTGATTATGATTTTGAGGGATCTAATCTCTCTGCAATTATTGATGTTCTTGCGTACAATACCTACATTACCTCATATAATGCCAACATGGTAGCAAATGAGGTATTCATTGACAGTGCAACGCTAAGAGAAAACGTCGTTTCTCTTGCAAGAAACATTGGATATGTTCCAAAATCTAAAAGGGCAGCAAAAGCAAAAATATCTTTCTTTGTCGATACAAGTAATTTTACAAATGTTGCTACACAATTAACACTTAGAAGAGGAGTTGTTTGTACAACTCGTTCTTTTGGAACAGAAAGTTATTCTTTTGTTATACCTTCTGATATTACCGTTCCAGTAACAAACAATATTGCAGAATTTAATGAAATAGACATTTATGAAGGAACTTTTATTTCTGAGAATTTTACAGTAAATTCTTTTATTCCAAATCAAAGATTTATTCTTAGTGACGCTGGAATTGATACAAGACTTTTATCTGTTACAGTTAAACCAAATGAACTTACTACAGTTTCAAGAAAGTATTCTCTTGCAGATAGTTTATTTACTATAACTCCAGATTCGGCAATCTTTTTTGTGCAAGAAGTTGAAGATGAAAGATATGAACTCATCTTCGGTGATGGTGTATTTGGTAAAAAACTAGAAGAACCAAACTATATTACAGCAAGTTATGTTGTGTCAAATGGATCAAGTGCAAATGGACTCTCTTCATTTATTTTTAGTGGCACAATAGTTGATCAAAGTGAAAGAATCATAACATCTGGTATTTCATTGATAACAACTTTAGAAGCATCAAGTTTAGGAGCGGAAATTGAAACCGTTGAGTCAATTAAGAAATATGCAACAAGAATTTATGCATCAAAAAAGAGAGCGGTAACTGCAGCAGACTATGAATCTCTTATTCCCACAATATATCCTGAAGCAGAATCTGTTTCTGTATATGGAGGAGAAGAACTTACTCCAAAACAATTTGGAAAAGTTTTTATAAGTATTAAACCTTATAATGATAGATATCTTTCTAATTTAATCAAAGATAATATAAAAAGAGATCTGAAACCATATGCAGTTGCAGGTATTATTCCAGAAATTGTTGATCTTAAATATCTTTATATTGAAGCAAATGCAAACGTATACTATAATACTAATTTAGCATCATCTAGTAATTTTGTTAAGAGTATTATTTCATCTAATATTAATACTTATGTAAATTCTACAGAATTGAATAAATTTGGCGCAAGATTTAAATACAGTAAGTTTTTGAAAATAATTGATAATAGTCACAATTCAATCACATCAAACATAACGAATATAATTATTAGAAGAGATTTGAAAGCTTCTCTAAATTCTTTTGCAGAATATGAAATTTGTTTTGGTAATAGATTTCATATCAAAAACGTAAATGGTTATAATATTAAATCCTCAGGATTTACAATAAGTGGAGAATCTAGTTTGGTGTATTTGTCAGATGTTCCAAATTCAAATCTTCAAACAGGAACTATTAATATCTTTAAATTAAACTCTCCAACTGAACCCCAAATCGTAAAGAAAAATGTGGGGACAATTGACTATGTTAAGGGAGAAATAAAACTTTATCCAATTAATATAATTTCAACAAAAATAACTCGTGGAGCTCCAATTATTGAAGTATCAACATCACCTTATTCAAATGATGTCATCGGATTACAGGATCTTTATTTACAACTAGATATTAATAACACATTTATTAATATGTTCGCAGATGGAATAGAATCTGGATCAGATATTTCAGGAACAACGTATAGTGTTTCTTCAAGTTATTCAAACGGAGTTTACGTAAGATAAGAAAAAATATGTCAGAAACTAGAGTAAAAATTCAATCAATTGTCGAAAATCAAATTCCAGATTTTCTTGCTGAGGAGTCTCCACTTCTTGTTGAATTTTTAAAACAATATTATATTTCTCAAGAATATCAAGGTGCTTCAGTAGATTTAATTCAAAATATTGACACGTATTTAAAACTTGAAAAAAATGTTTTAATAAAAGAGTTTACTTATTTGTCTGCAGATCTTGCATCGACAGATACAAGAATTAATGCAGGTGCCCTTGGCGTTGGTGGACTGATAAGCACCTTTACAAAAGGATTTCCTGATAAGTATGGTCTACTTTTAATTGATAATGAAATCATTACATATGAATACAAAACTGATTTTACTTTTGAAAATTGTAAAAGAGGTTTTAGTGGAATTACATCATATAAAAAACCCAATGTTTCTGATGAATTAACTTTTAAATCTTCTGTAGCAGAATCTCATAAAAAAGAAGCAAAAATTTATAATCTCAGCTCATTGTTCCTACAAGAATTTTTTGCTAAAATTAAAAAACAATTCATTCCTGGATTTTCTGAGAGATCTCTTGATTCTGATTTAAATAAAAGAAGTTTTATTTTAAATGCAACAGATTTTTATGATTCAAAAGGAACTGATGAATCCTTCAAAATATTATTTGGAGCACTTTATGGAGAACAAGTTAAAGTTATAAAACCCAGAGATTTTCTATTCAGACCATCAGATGCTGGATATAGAAGAACAAAGGATTTAGTTGTAAAGTCTATAGAAGGAAATCCTCTTGATCTTTTAAACAAAACATTATATCAAGATAAATATACAGATTATGGTATTGATAACTCTTATGCCTCTGTCACTGACGTAGAAAAAATATTTTTAGGCGGAGAAGAATACTTTAAATTAAGTTTTGACTATGATTATAACAAGGATCTTATCTTAGAAGGATCTCTTTATGGAAATTTCTCATTACATCCAAAAACAAGAATCGTATCTCAAGTTTCATCTGGATCTAATGTCATTGACGTTGATTCTACTGTAGGATTTCCAACTTCTGGCACACTTGTAACCAAATATTCAAGTGGATCTGAAGCTACTTTAACTTATTCTGGAAAATCTGTTACTCAATTTTATAATGTAAAAAATGCAATATCTACAATATTACCAGAAACAGAAATCAATCTTGATGTTTATGCATATGGTTATGCAGGCATTACAACAGGAGAAAAAATAAAAGTAAGAATAGGGTCTGTATTAAATGAGGTTGTCATTCCAAAAGACACTTACCTTTTTGCAAAAAATGATACTGCTAGAATTAAAACATTAGGAATTTCTTCATCTACAATTAGAAGAAGTAATTGGATTGATAACGTTTCAAATGAATATAAAGTAAGTTCATTTATTCTTCAAGATAGTTCTAACTTTACTTATGATGTAACTGTTTTTGACTCTCATAATTTTAGAATTGGTGATAGATTAAAAATTACAGACAGCACATCAGTTTCCAAAGATTCTTCTGTTGTTGATGTTTTAGATAACAAAAGATTTTCTATTAGAGGTCAAGGTCAATTAAATCCTAACTTGTTCTATAATGTCAGTAGATATATTTCAAAACCAAACTCATCATCATATCCTGAATTAAATTTTAATACTGCAAACATTCAAAACGTTTATACAAATTATTCAGATGAAGTACTAGTTGCTTCTTCATCAATACCATTTTATAATAATCAACTTTTAAATCCATATAATAAAAAAGTTACTTTCTCTGGTAGTTTTAGCGGAGAAATTTTACAAATAACACCTGGATTTGACCATGGTTTCTATACAGGAGATAAAGTTTATTACTCACCCGAAAAAATCTCAACAGAAAGAGTAGATGCAGATGGAAATGTAATTACATCAACAAGAATAGGAAGCAAGTTTTCAGAATTAATAGAGGGTCTTTATTATGTAAAGAGGATTGATGCAACAAGAATCAGTTTGGCAAAAAGTCCATCAAATTTAGCAGACAACAATTTAATTTCTGTTTCAGGTATTGTAACGTCTAATAGCATTTCTTATTATGATTTTGCCAACAAAAATCTGCAAGCACAAAATATTTTAAGAGAAGTAAAACAACCTGTCAATAAAAGTGGAAACTATATTACTAATCCAGGAAGAACTGGTATCTTAATAAATGGCGTAGAAATTTTAAATTATAAATCATCAGAAACCGTTTTTTATGGACAAATTGGCAATATAGATGTATCTGCACAAGGCAGTGGATACGACGTAATTAATCCTCCTAGTTTAGAAATATCTGATTCTCAAGGCATAGGAGCAACAGGAATTTGTGCAGTAAATGGATCTCTACAGAGGATAGAAATTATTAATCCTGGATTTGATTATGTTAACAAACCATTTGTAACAATCACAGGAGGAAATGGAAAAAATGCTTCTGCAGAGATTAACATGGTCTCTGTTGAACACAATTCCTTCTTTAATGCAGATTCTACTTCAACAAATGTAAATGTATTCACTGACACAATCGGATTCTCCACATATCATAAATTTAGAGATTATGAAAGGGTTATTTACCTCACAGATGGACAGAAAGGAATTGCGGGATTAACAACAGCATCTTCTTACTATGTTTCTGTTATTGATGGATTTAGCATCAAATTGCACGAAAAACAAAACGAAGCTATTTCTGGAATTAATACTGTCAATCTTAATGATTATGGAACTGGAATTCATAGATTCAAAGCAGCAGTTAGAAAAGAAGTAATTTCAGAAATTATTGTTACAAATAGTGGAAGTGATTATCAAAATAAACAGAGAACTGCAACTCCTGTTGGGATCAATACTGCTTTAGATACAATAAACATTGAGTCTCATGGTTATCTAACGGGAGAGGAGATTACATATTCAACCACAGGAACTTCAATAGTTGGTCTGAATACAACAACAAATTACTTGATCAAAAAGATTGATAAAAATTCCTTTAAACTAGCACCAGTAGGATTAGGAACAACCACAAAATCATATTATCTTGATTCAGAACAGTATCTTGATTTACAGTCAATTGGTTCTGGTGTTCATTCATTTAACTATGCACCAATTTCAGTTACTATAACTGGAAATATTGGCGTATCAACTTTATCTGGACAAGATTTTTCTGCTAAAATTCAACCAATTTTTAGAGGAAGTATAGATTCTATTCACTTAACCTCAAATGGATTAAATTATGGATCTCAAGAAGTAATAAACTACAATAGGCAACCTATTTTTAGTTTTAGAAGCGGAACAGGAGCAGAATTACTTACTATAGTCAACAATGAAGGAAAAATTACAGAAGTTTTAGTAACTAGAAATGGATCTGGATATAACACTCCTCCTAATTTGATTATTAATGGAAAAGGAAAATATGCTAAGTTAACACCAATAATTAAAAATGGCGAGTTAGTTGAAGTTAAAGTTATAAATGGAGGAATTGGTTACGATGAAGGAACCACTGTTGACGTAATATCGGCAGGTGAAAATTGTAGATTATTTGCAAATATTCAACAATGGACTGTCAATCTTTTCCAAAAATATTTTAATATATTGACCGGCGATGATGGAATTGTAACTTTATCAGATAGAAATCAATATGGACTACAATACTGCCATCTTTATGCTCCAAGAAAACTGAGACAATCAGTATATGCTAAATCTCAAGATGGGGATACAAGTGTTGTTAAAGATGTAACTCTTTATGGAATTGCAGATTTAAGAGAAGCAAACAACGAAGAAATATCTTCTACATATCACTCACCAATTATTGGATGGGCATATGATGGCAATCCAATTTATGGTCCATATGGATTCTCAACACCAACTGGTGGAACTGCAAAGGTGATGAGATCCGGATATGAGTTGGTAACAAAATCAAATAGGCCCTCTTTTTCATATTTCCCCCAAGGATTTTTCAATGAGGATTATGAATTTAAAGGATCTGGTGATTTAGATGAACATAATGGAAGATTTTGTGTAACTCCAGACTATCCAAATGGAGTTTATGCATATTTTTCTACCATAAGTTCTGGTTCAGTAGACACTGATGGACCATTTAAAGGATATAAGAGACCAACATTCCCATATTTTATTGGAACAAGTTTTTATTCTCAACCAAACGATTTTAATTTTAGCAAACAATCAAACCAAGATGAATACAAATTTGGTGATTTTAAATGGTTTAGAAATACCGTTAACTATAAGTTAAAGAGTTCAAATAGTTTTTACAAGTATATTTTTAATCCAGATAGGGTTAAAAATCAAACAGTAAATGTCAATTATGCTTCAAAAGGAAAAGTAGAGACCATTGGTATTTTAACCGGTGGAACAAATTATAATGTAGGAGATCGATTAATTTTTGATAATTCTGAAACAGGTGGATTAAATGCCTCTGCAAAAATAGAAAAAGTTTTTGGAAAAAATATTACTAATGTAAGCGCATCTACAACTTCTTTCTCATCAGTAGAATTTGCTACTTTAGATGGGACAGGACAAGTTATTGGATTTACTACTACTCCACATAGACTAAAAAATCTTGAATTGGTCAATGTATCAGGTTTAAATACTTACTTTTCAAAATTACAAGGTTCCTATACTTTAGGTATACGAACAGATAATTTTATTACAACTTTAGGAATTGGAACGATTGGAGTAACAGGACTTACCACTTATTTTTATCTTTCTGGCATTTTAGAATTCCCTTACATTCGTGAAAATGATATTTTGGGAATAGGAACCCAAGAAAAGGTAAAGGTATTAAATGTAGACACTCCTTCAGGTAGAATTAGAGTTTTAAGGGAATATAATTCCACCGTAAGTTCTGCTTATACTGCCACTACACCTCTTTATGAAGATCCTAGAAAGTTCAGAATCAATACTGGATTTAAAACAGATTATGCATATTCTGTAAATAGAGAAATTTATTTTGATCCTAAAGAGTCTGTTGGAATTGGAACAATTGCTTCAGTTGGAATTGGAACTACAATCACATTCTCTCTTCCTGGAGTTGGTGCAACTCAAGTATTTGTACCCTATCAATCAATATATCTTCCAAACCATCAATTAAAAACAGGAGAAAAAGTTTCATATTCAACTTATGGAGAAACTTCAATTTCTATTTTTGATGGAGTTTCATCTTTTGCACTTTCTCAAATTCAAGATTTGTATGTTGCAAATATATCCAATAATTTTATTGGAGTATCAACTGTTAAAATTGGATTGGGTAGCACTGGATTTGTTGGAGTTGGTACAACATCCTCTGTTGGTCTTTTATTCTTTAAAAATTTTGGTACAGGAAGTTATCACAGTTTTAAAACAAAAAGAGAAGTAATTTCAGGAGAAATTTCCAAAAATATAGTAACAGTATCAACAGCCTCTACTCATGGATTAAATATTGGGGACAAAATTGAATTGACCTCTATTCCAAAGAATGAAGAGACAATAGTAGTACAATATAATGATACTAATAGAAGAGTTGTATTTAAACCACAGTCATTTACTGCAGGCAATGTTGACACTGTTGAGGATACGATTTATATTCAAAACCATGAATTAAAAACAGGCGATAAAGTAATCTACACCTCTTCATCTCCATCTGGAGGATTATCAAATCAAAAAATTTATTATATTTTATATTACACCAAAGACAAAGTTAGACTTTGCGCTACAGAATATGATTTGAATTTAAATATTCCAAATTATATCAATATAACCAGTGCTTCTGGCGGAACTTTATCATTAATCAATCCACAATTAAACGTATATAGAAATAAAATTATCAAATTTAATTTATCAGATCCTTCACTGTCTTATCTAAACGGACCAACTTTATACTCTGCTTTTGAACTCAATTTCTACAGAGATTCTGAGTGCAAGTATAAATTAGAGGGAACAGGATTCTCAAATAAATTTGAAGTTGTTGGAAGTGGTAGAGTTGGGATTGACACAACTGCAAATGTTTCAATTATCTTGAATGATGAAGTTCCTAATAATTTCTTCTACAAGTTAGAAAGTGTAAATAAAGACTTCATTGGAAATATAAAGAAAGAATTAATTGTTGACTCTGATGTTTATAATCACAACCAAATCAACTTAATTTCTAGCAAATATTCTGGGACTCATAGAGTTACAGGAATTGGAACCACAAACACATTTACATTCGATTTATTACAATATCCAGAACAAAGTTTATATAATCAAACTACGTCAAATATTTTTTATAAGACAAACTCTTTAACAGCTTACGGTGCAATATCGGACGTAACAGTTACAAATGGTGGAAGTAACTATGAATTTACTCCAGAAGTAAGTTCAACATTAACCACTTATGGTTCAGGAGCAATTTTTGAGGCAAATAGTAAATCAATAGGAAATATTGTAAAAAATCAAATTGAAGATATTGGATTTGATTATCCAACAGATCTTACCCTAAGTCCATCTCTAAATCTTCCAGAAATACTTCAAATTGAACCACTAACATCATTCAAAACTATTGGTATTTCATCTGCAGGTAAAAATTATCTTACTCCTCCTGGGTTGGTGGTAATTGATGGATATACTAAACAAATAGTTGCAAATGTTGATTTAAGATATGAAATAGGTGCAACATCTGTTAAGATAGCAAAAAATACTTATGGTATGTTTAATACCACACCAACTATAATTCCAATTAATAACTCTAACGGTGTTGGTATTAATATTATAACATATAATGCAACAACAAAAAATGTAACCGTAGGATTTAATACTGGATTTAGTGATGCTTTTCCTTTCTCAGTTGGTGATAAGGTATTAATTGAAAACACTAGTGTAGGTGTTGGATCCACTGCTAGAGGATTTAATTCTTCTGAATATGGATATGAGTTATTCACACTCACAGCAGTAAATCCAGCTTTAGGTGGAAACACTGGTTCAGTCACATATAATTTAACAAATTATCTTAAGACAAATGAATTTCCCGGTGTATTTGATCCTTTGACTTCAAAAGGTAGAATTATTAATCGAAATGAATTTCCAGTCTTTAGTATTGAATTAAAGAAAAACAATTACTTTATCGAAGAAGAAGTTTCTTCTCAGTCTGGAATTGGTATTGTTGAAAGTTGGAATAATAAGATTGAATATCTAAAAGTATCAACAGATAGTGATTTTCAACTGGGAGAAATATTAACAGGGAAGTCTTCAAATACAAGAGGAGTTATTAAGAAAAAAATTGAATTTGATTCATTTATAAAATTAGGATCTTCATCACAAGTCAATAAAGGTTGGATCTATGATACCGGCGTTTTAAATAACAACGTTCAAAGAATCGCAGATAACAATTACTATCAATATTTCTCATATTCGCTCAAGTCTAGAATTCCAATTGAAACCTGGAATGACTCTGTTCAAACATTAAATCATACCTCTGGATTTTTAAAGTTCTCAGATTTGATGATTGAAAATCAAGATGAAGATAAAAATTCTGCAAAGATTTTTGCTGATAGTAGTATAACTGACGTTGTTGTTGATATTATAGGAAGTGGAGATGTAAATTGTGTTTATGTCTTTGATCTTGCGACAGAAAAAACTTCCAGAATAGGAACCGGTTTAGTTTCAAATGAAATTATCTTACAAAATAGAATTTTAACAGATTATTTTGAATCAATTGGAAACAGAGTTCTAATTATTGATGATATTAGCAATCAGTTTAATAATACTGCCAGACCAACCAGATTTAGTGTGATTAATGAGTTTACATTAACTTCAGCAAGAACTAAAAAGTATTTTACTTATGTGAGAGATAAGAGATTTACTTCAGAAAGACAAATTCTTTTAGTTTCTCTCTTACATGATAATGTAAATGGTTATCTGAATCAATATGGTAGAGTTGAAACTTATTTGGACTTAGGATCTTTTGATTTTAGCGTAAGTGGTTCTCTTGGTCAACTCACATTCTACCCAATTAAATATTCAGTTAATGATTATGACATTTCTTGCGTATCTCATGACCTTAAGAGTAACTTAGTTGGTGTCGGTCAGAGCAATCTAGGAAATGTAGTAAACATTAAATCAGGACAAACTTCAATTTCTTCTGGATCATCCTCTGCTACAAATATTGTTTCAATTGCAGATACATATCGCTCTGCAAAAATTTTAGTGGAAATTGGAACAACAAATGAATCTTACTATGAGTTTGACGAACTCAATATTATTCAAGACGGAACAAATGTTGAGTTAATTGAATATGGACAATTAACATCAAATAATTTACAACCAGAATCTTCCCCTGGATTGGGAACGTATATTCCATATTTTGACGGATCAAACTTCAAAGTAGATTTTAAACCAAATTCTGCTCTTGGAATTGGTGTCACAATCAATACATTCACCATTTCAATTGCAAGTTCTACTTCAGCATCAACTGGAATAGGCACAGATGAATTAAATACTGGTTACATAAGTTCTGGAATTGCATCAATTACTGCGTCTGCTTCTCCTTTAGAAACTGTTATCACAGAATATCCAAATAATCATTCATGCGCTTATTATATTGTAAGTGTTGAGGATACAACAAATCAAAGATATCAAATATCTGAGGTTGTTGTAGCTGATGACGGAACAGAGGCATCAATAACAGAATATGGAATTGTTCAAACACATTCTTCACTTGGGACTGTTGGTGCTGCAGTTAGCACAAACGGAACTCAAATTACGTTTACAGCAGAACCAAATATTGACGTACAAGTTAGAGTTTTCCAAAATGCATTGAGTTTTAATAAAGAAAGTATTTCTAAAAACTCAATTAATTTTGTTAATGCTGAAATAATAAGTGGTTATGGAAATTATGAAGGAACTGATAGATCTATTAAGAGAAGTTTTGAATTAACTCACAAGCAAAATCCAATTTTCTTAAGATATTTTAATGGTAGTAGTTCTGCAATTGTAAATATTGGATCTGATACAATTACAATACCAGATCATTATTATGTAACTGGGGAAAAAGTTAGATATTCACACGCTGGTGCAGGAACAACTCAAGCAATTGGTATTGCACAAACAGTTGTTACTGGAATAGGAACAACCGACAAACTTCCATCAACTGTTTATATTGTTAAAGTAAATGAAAGTACAATTAAACTTGCGAGAAGTGCAACAGATGCATTGAAAGCAAATCCAATTGTGTTCAATATCACCTCTGTTGGTATTGGAACTTCGCATTCATTAACGGCGACAAATCAAAATGCTAAGAATATTATTGCAATTGATAATTATTTCCAGTCACCTATTGTTGGAACTGCAATAACAACGACTTTAGTAAAAGACATAACAACAGTTGATAATAGATTAACCTTCTCAGGAATTACCTCATTCTTTGGCGGCAATCTAATTCAAATTAATAATGAGATAATGAAGATCAATACTGTTGGTTTAGGTAGCACTAATGTAATTTTAGTTGATCGTCCTTGGATGGGTACAGGATTATCGACGCACTCTGCTGGAGATTTGATCAAAATAATTGATGGAAACTACAATATTATAGAAAATACGATTCACTTTGCAGAAGCTCCTTATGGTCCAACTCCCATAGGATCAACAACGAATCCTCCAAATGAAAGAGATTGGACAGGAATAACTACTTATTCAACTTTCCAAGGTAGAACATTTTTAAGAAGTGGAATTCCAAATACCGCACAAGAAACTTATGAAACCAATTATATTTTTGATGGAATATCAAATCAATTCACAGGTATTGGTAAAACATTTACCCTAACCTCAAATAATCAAAACATAACAGGATTCTCTACAAACAATGCAGTCGTTTTAATCAATGGAATTTTTCAAGGTCCTCAAGGATCTCAGGCAGAACCAGAAGATTATACGCTCATTGAAAGTGCGGGTATTTCAAGTATTAGATTTGTAGGTACAGCATCTTCTGTTGGATATGATGTTAATAATGCAAATATTCCTGTTGGTGGAATAATTGTTTCTGTTGGATCTACAAATGGATTTGGATTGCAACCTCTTGTTGCTGCTGGTGGAACAGCAGTTGTTTCTGCTGCCGGCACAATTTCTTCCATTAGTATTGGTAATAGTGGATCTGGATATAGAATTGGTATTCAGACAGTTGTAAATGTAGGTGTTCAAACCTCAAGTACAGGAACTCCTAGCATAACCTTTATTGGCACAGCATCTGTAAGCAATGGTCGTATTATTGGGGTTGCGATCACAAATCCAGGAATAGGATATACAAGATCAAATCCACCTAATGTTATATTTGATTCTCCATTATCATATTCAAATATTCCTTTAATTTACAGTTCCTCTTCTATACAAGGAATAGGTACTCAAGCAAAGGTAGATGTTGTTGTTGGACAGGGATCTAGTGTAATTGACTTTACAATTACAAATACAGGATATGGATATGGTCAGGGTCAAATTTTAACAGTTCAAATTGGAGGAAATTCTGGAATACCAACAGATGTTTCAAAACCATATTCTGAATTCCAAATTACTATAGACAAAACATATAATGATTTCTTCTCTGGTTGGGTGCTAGGAGAACTTCAAGTTCTTGATAGTTTTGAAGATTTATTTGATGGAGTTTCTAAAAAGTTCCCATTAAAACTTGACGGAGGTCTTGTAACAATTAGAGCAGCTAAAGGTTCAAATATTGATGTTAAAGCAACACTTCTGGTATTCATTAATGATGTTCTTCAAAAACCAGGAGAAGCATATTATTTTGAAGGAGGAAGTGTAATTGAGTTTAGTGAGGCTCCTAAAAATGGAGACTTTGTTAAAGTTTTATTCTATAAAGGTAGTGGATCAATTGATGTTGTTTTTAGGGATGTCCTGGAAACAATTAAAGTTGGTGATGAGGTTACGTTGAATTATGAACCTGGATTTGGACAAGGACCTGGATTACAACAAGACGAGAGAGTCGTTATTGGTATTAATACAACTGATTCATTAGAAACAAATCCATATTCTGGTCCAGGAATAACAACAAATGATACATTGATTAGACCATTAAAGTGGTGCAAACAAACTTCTGATAAAATTATCAATGGTAGAATTGTAGGAAAAGATAGAATTCAATATGAACCCCTAATCAATCCATCATCTTATTTGATCAATGGAGTAGGAATAGGTTCAACAACTGTGTATGTTGATAACGTTAAACCTTTCTTTGATGCCCAAAATGAAAGTCCTCTATTAAGTTTCCAAAAGCAAATAACATTTACTTCTCAAGATTCACTGGTAGCAGCGGCAGCCACAGCAGTTGCTTCCGCAGCAGGATTACTTACTTCTATTACCATTACCAATGGTGGTTATGGTTATTCATCTTCTCCAATAGTAACAATTGCTGCTCCAGTTGGATTGGCAGTCACTTATAAAGCAACTGCATCTTCTACAATCTCTTCTGGAGTTGTAAATTCAATTTCTGTCGTAAGTAATGGAATTGGGTATTCTAGTTCTAATCCACCAACAGTTCTTATTGAACCTCCAACTTTATTAAATGAAACTGTAAATATTACATCATACTCTGGCGATTCTGGTGTTATTGTTGGTGTTGGAACAACAACACTTGAAGCAATATTTGACTTGTTTATTCCTACTGACTCTTTCTTAAGGAATTCAACTCTAGTTGGTTCTGCTATTACAATTAGTGGCATTTCTACAGGAGATTTCTTCGTCATCTATAACTCAAATGTTGGACAAGCTTCAACATCCATTAACTCTTTCAGTAGTTCTAATCAAATTATTGGTATTGGAACACAATTCTTGGATAATGTTTATCAAGTTTCCTCTGTACAAAATATTGCAGTTAATATTATTGGAATTGGAACGACACACGTAAGAAGAGTTCATGCAAAAACTGGTATCAGCACTGTTGATTTTAGTTCTACCCTCATAACATTTGATTCAACTGCATATGAATTCAGTTCTATAGGAATTGGATTTGGATCTGGAACTTTCTTAGGAATTTCTACTTCAAATTACTTCGGAAATTTCAGTTGGGGTAAAATTGCATTATCAGAACCTCTTGAGAATGGGACATTTAATTCTTACACTTTAAGAGGCACTGGTGGAATAACAACATCAACCTTAGTAAATCGTACTGCTCCACTGAAGTATCTGAACTATACTAGTTAACTTTAAAAATAAATAAAAGAAAACCTAACATAAAATGTCAAGAGTAGCAATAAATACTGGTTCAATCGCAAATGATGGAACTGGTGATAATTTAAGAATTGCTGGTGGTAAAATTAATGATAATTTTTCTGAACTTTATAATTTTCTTGGAGATGGCACCGATTTAATTCCTACATGGAGAAAAACTGCTGCCGGTATTAATACTACATCAAATGTTGGTATTGGAACCACAAATCCAAGATTTGCTCTTGAGGTTGGTGCAGTTGGTGCCTCTGGAACTTCATTGCATGTAAACGGCAATGCAAGAGTTACTGGAATTTTAACTGTAGGATCTTCTTCTATCGTTTTAGATGGACCTTCAAATAAAATTCTGGTTGGTTCTGGAGTATCCATTGACGGAAATACGGGAATCATTAGTGCAACGGCATTTTATGCTGGAGGATCAATCATTTCTGGCGGAAGTGGTTCTGGACTCAACTATTGGGGAAGTGGTGCTTCTGGTATTAGCACTACAGGAAATGTTGCAATTGGTACAGTAACACCAACCTCAAGACTAACAGTTGTTGGTAATTCATTATTCTCTGGAATTGCAACATTTAGAAGCAATTTAACTCTTGCTAATTTAACATCATCATCAAATACCCTAAGATTTGGAAGCAACTCTTATATTGACCAAAGTAATAGTGATGTAGTTACTTTCCAAATAGACTCCGGCACAAACGGAACAGGCACAGATTCAAGTTTTGTTTTTAGAACAACTCAACTTGGATCTCCAAACCAACAGTTTGATGCACTGAGAGTTTATAGCGGAGGAAATCATTGGAATAGATTAGTCAGAGTATATACAAATTTCCACGCAGACAATAATGCGTTCGTCGGTGGAGATTTGCAAGTTGGAGCAGCAAGCACTCTTGTTGGAGCAGGAAATACATTAGGATCTTTCAAGGTTGGTGCTGGTGGAACAGTTATTACCACAACCACTGCTGGATTGGTGGGCATTGGAACCACAAATCCAACAAGTGCTCTTACAGTAAAAGGAACATCCGCTCTTGAGAATGTAACTGTTACTGGAACTACTTTCACAAATCAACTAAGTGTTTCTGGTGTAGTAACAGCAACATCATTCTCTGGTTCTGGTTCAAACTTAACCAGTCTTCCAGCAGGTCAATTAACAGGAGCACTTCCTGCAATTGATGGTTCTGCACTTACAGGTGTTGTTGGATCTGGATCTGGTGTTGTAATTAAAGATAGTGGTTCAACAGTAGGAACTGCAGGAACTATTGATTTTGGAGACAACTTAACAGTTTCTTCGATTTCTGCTGGTATTGTAACCGTAACAGCATCTAGTGGTAGTGGATCATCCCAATTTGTAACCACTGCTGCTGGTATTCATACACTCTCTAATGTTGGCATCGGAACCACAAATCCAACAAGTGCTCTTACAGTAAAAGGAAATACTTTTCTTGAGACTTTAGTTGCATCATCAGTCGTATCAACTGGAATTATAACGTCTCAAAACGGTGGTTTCAGTTTGGGTGGTAATAACTCATACTTTACTCCTAATACATTGTCTTTGTCTGGAAATATCTATTTTGGTGATATCTATTATTCAACTCCTAACTTTAATTTTAATTCAAGTTATACTGGAGTCGGTGCAAATTATGGTATAGGGGATTGGATTTTTAACCAAAGAGGAAGTTTTGGTTCTCTCTCAGAAGTTGCAAGAATTAGTGGATTGACGGGCACTGCTAGTTTTAGTGGTAGTTTAAATGCTTCAGGTAATCTAAGTGTTTCTGGTATTGCCACTGCCAGACAACTTTCTGACTATAAGGCACTTGTAGGTGCTGTAAGTTCTGCAACAGAAACATTTACAGTTACGGTCGCAAGCAAAACATCAAATCACCGTTACTTTGGA